ATGCTGAAAATCCGTATTGGGCAGACTTTTTCAAGGACAGAGCAGAAGAATAGGAGTCCCACCATGAAACTTTTCCACAAAAAATCACACACCACCTACAACCAAGCTACGAAGACTCCGGTCATCAAATGCAGCATCTGCACCGGTGAGCAGGTTGCCGGATTTCAGGATAACGTAACAAAAGCATTTGAAGATATCATGTTGATACAAAATGCTGCAGATCTGGCACATTTCCGGGAAATGTATGGTATAATCGGAGATATCAGAAAGATTTATTAATCAGCCTTTTATTTATACTGAAGCACGATAAATTCACGAAAGAGGTTCCGATTATGTCATATATAACTACTTACACTGGAAAACATTTTGATCCGGTCAATCCGGATGCATCCCTTCTTTGCATCGAAGATATCGCACATGCATTGTCGCTTCTGTGCCGCGGAAATGGACACGTACAGACTTTTTTCTCGGTCGGACAGCATTGCATTGCCTGTGCGAAGGAAGCGCAGGCACGCGGACTGTCAGCACGTCTGGTTCTGGCATGTCTGCTACATGATGCAAGTGAATGTTACATGTCTGATGTTCCACGTCCGTTTAAGCAGGCCTTGCCGGAATATAACCGGCTCGAAGATCGATTGCTCGATATGATATATACACAGTTCCTTGGGAGTCCATTAAACGCCGAGGAACAGCATGTTTTAAAAGAAATCGATAATGCAATGTTATGGTATGACCTAACATTTTTACTTCATGAGAAGCAAGCTTCTCCAAAACTGCAGATCCATATACAACCTGATTATACAGTACGACCATTTTCCGACATAGAAGAGGAGTATTTACAGATCTATCGGACTTTCGCCCCTGAAATTCATTAATGCGTTATATAGGAAACAAACTCCTGGTAAATTGCAAGAGCCGCCTATCACATTTGGATAAGCGGCTCTTGTAGGTTATTCTTTACCATTTTTTCTTTCGGTTGATATCGTAGATACCCCAGTTACACTCAGATGCAGCCGGAGAGGACGGATCCTTCCAGAGCTCATCGAATGCTTCAAATACAAAGCCAACGATTTCTTCGGATTTCAGATAGTCCGCAACTTCCTCTAAATAGCGCTTCTGATTTGCAACAGACGCATAATCGGCATGATCATCATGCGCCGTCCTTGTTGCCCAGCCAAGCTCCGTAAAGCAGATCTGCTTATCCGGATAGATTGCACATGCAGACTCGAAGCTTTCCTTTGTTTCCGCAAATGCATCCTCAATTGCAACATCCATATGGTATGGGTAGGTATGAATACCGATGATGTCGACCGCATTGGCGATTGCATCCAGATTCTTGGCTCATACATACGGATATAACCATAGCCGTCCGCTACAAGCAGATGCAGATCTTCGGAGATCTGTTCTTTCGATGGCATTTCTCCGGTCGGACATTGACCTTCCCGGTAACCGGAATAACAGATTGCTTTTTTGTACGGTAATTTCTTCTCAAATGTTTTTCCCATGTTTGATTCTCCTTTGTTTGATTGTATATAGTTTCTTTATTGTCCTAATTAAACACAAGTATCTTAACATACATTTTCCCGGAAAGAATATCATAGTTTTGTTGTTAATTGCAGATAATTGAAACCGTTTTTTACATTTGAAGGATACGGACATTTTACACATAAATGATTGCGTATATGGTCGGAACAGCAGAAGTCCCTCCATATGTTTGCTCATAAATTTATTCGCAAAACTCATTAGAGTTTTACGAGTAATTTTGAAAAAACTTAGTTGTAAAACTCGCGGTTTTGCGAATCAATTTTCTAGCTCGGTGTAGAGATACATCGGGCGTTTTTCTTTTTTCGCGTTCGTGTGTCTCTCCCTCTCCCCACTAACCAAGTGCATCCGGCTATCTAATCAATAGCCGGAGAATCTCAAAAGGTGCGTGGGAGACTAGGAAAGGAGATTGCATAGTTGGTTAGTTTTTTCGAGATTGAAATGCTTGGAAATTTGTCAGATCAGTATTCGCGCATGGCGAAGAAAGCACCGAAGAAGATGCAGGAGAACATGCATATTATAGCGGAATCTTTGTCGCATGTAAAGCAAGTGCTGATTGATGAGGGTTTGGTATCAGAAAGTCAAGAGTGAATGTATCTATTGATGTAATCGGAGGTTTACTTGGTATCTGTTTGGAACATTAAAGAAATTGAGTTGTCTGACAGCATGAGAACGAGTATAGATAGTTACTTTCGTGCAAGAAGTGATCTGCAACGACAGTATGCTAGTGTTGGTTTAATGAATCATATAAAGAAATATCTTATTAACTTAGAAAATGAAGAAAAGGAGAGTTTGAAAAATGGCAGAGGTTAAGAGTTTAAAAGGATTGTTAAAAGCAGAGGGTTTGAAATGTGTACAGCGTGGTAAACGCACGATCGGAGAGGCCGGAGACTATTTCTATAACCTTTGTTTCTCGACTGGGGAAGATATTATTTTGATTACTGCTGGTAAAATTGCTGATAAGCTGGAACTTGACAAAGTTTATGATTTAGGGTTGGACTTCATCGACAAAAAGCTTAGACTCGTTGATTTTAAGCTGGTCGGTTAAGAATAAAATACGGAGGTGGTTGTGATGATGTCTGTGATGATGCAGGCGGCAACGGAGACAGCCGGGAAAGGAGCTACTATGACAAGTGAAGGTATTTCCTCAGCACTTGAGATGATCAAGAGCATTGTGTCGTGGGTTGTGTCCTTTGTAGCAGACAATGCCGTGCTTATGGTGTTCTTTGTTGCAGGACTCATTCCAGTGGGCATTATGGTTTTCCGTAAGCTCAAGAACGCTGTCCACTAGGACGGAAAGACGATGTGGCAGGTGGTCGGATGATCACTTGCCATTTTTCATTTATGAAAGGAGATTCTATGAGAAAGTCGAAAAAGACAATTATATATATGCTTGTAGCTTTGTTTGTTGCTGTGTCGACAGTGTTAGTTGATTTTAATACGTCTTATGCTCAATCGTCGTATAGTGATGTACCGGATGCCGATTGGGTATATATCTCTGGTGGTAATATAAATAATACTGAACTTAATAAAGGTGTGTTAGATGTTCCTAGTAGATCTCTTCCGGATGGGCGCCCCGATGTATTTGTTGACATATCTAATTGCAAATATTCAGAGACCCTTGCGTATTATGACGTTCAAAGCGATTATTTTGTTGGCGAAAATGTGACTTTATCAAGTGATACAGAGATAGTTCTTGTACTTGATTATGTACATGCTATTCCAGGTTATCAAGCAGGCACTTTGAATTTGTTTGCGCTTAGTAAATCGCGTATGTATTTTGCTGAAAAAGGAAATTGGTATTGGCAAGGAGCTTGGCAAGATCACGGAAGCGCCGGAAAGATTGATTTTACAACAAATACATATGGTAATTCTGATTATCAATATTTTAAAATTTTAACTGCTTCGACAACATCGTCTTCAAAAGCCTTGGAGTATGCTTTCATGACTGGAAAGATGAAAGTTTTTAGTACGGCGGATGATGCTATGAATTATCTTGAGACGGGCGATACATCCGGTCTTGCTTGGCAGGGCGGAACGCCGAAGCAGACGTATAACTCGGAGCTTGCTTTCACTTCATTTGATATGTCTGTGCATGATAGCAATTCATTTGATGATTATTATATTGATTTTCTTTATAAGTGTCCGGAATCATGGCTTGGTAAGGATGTTAAATTATTAGTTAATCAAACATGGGATTATAATGTTTACTATTTTGATATAAAAGAAGCTTGTAATCCTATATCTTTGCAAGGTGCTAATCAATCTTCTCTTTCAATAAGTGATACTAGTATAAGGTTTTATTTGAAAGATTTTAAATGTTTTGATGAACTGTTGTCTTATAATGTTTTAGCTGCCACATCTTCTTTACAAAAAAGATGTATCTTAGGCGAAGGTAGTTTTTCGGAATCTTTTTCGCTTGGTGGTGTTCCTATTAAGGGTTCTGCATCGACTGTGGTTGATAAGTCTTTATTATCTTTATCTTGTGTAGTATATGTTGATGGTGTTGCCGGGCATGAATATGTTGGTTCTGTCGACCTTATAACAGGAGATAATTCGATGGCTACATATACGCCCGATTCAAGCGGCAATTACACTTTTAATGATGATTATAAAAAAAGCGGACATTATTATACTAACGTTGGGAAGGATGCGGCAGGCAATACGACATACAATTATTATTACTATGGAACGGATGGAAGTAAAAAAGATGTATCGGCAAATGATGCGGCAAACAATACTGTTTCTAATACCATTCAAGAGGGCGCGATACAAAACAATAATAATCCGACTTTTACTAATAACAATAACATTACTGTCGAGGGTGATACTATCAATAATGATGTTAATAATTATGTTGGAAATAATACGTCGAGTGAGACTAATAAGAATTTTATAGAAAAGTTTTTGGGATTCTTTCAGTTGTTGGAAAATAACTCTTTTTTAGGGGTATGGGGTAAGGTGTTCGGTTGGTTGCCGCCTGGTGTATCGTCGGTTATTACTACCGCTCTTGGAATTGGTGCTTGTGTCGGTCTGTTTAAGTTCTTTCGTAAATAAGGGGGTGGAGTGTATGAGTGTAGGCGATTGGCTCGCTTGGTTGTGGTCCCTTTTTACGGATAACGGATATCATGTATTTGATGTATTTATCAGTTTTGCAGATATTTTAATATTTGTGATTATTACTGGATTGTTTGTTTGGTTTATATCAGTATTGTTGGGTGGAGATTAAAAAAAAGAGGGGTTATTTTTTCCCCTCTTGAATGTCTCTTAATGTATTGATAATTTCCTTGAGTAGTTGGTTTTGCTCGTCAATTCGTTTGTTCATGTTTTTTATCATGTCTCTAATAGCGATTATTGTTGCTAGCATTGTGCCTACTACGAAAATTATAATTTCAATATTGTTATCCATTAAGTGTCCCCCTTTTTTCTTTGATTATATGCAATTAGAAAAGGGAAGTCAAGAAAGGAGTTTGTATGATATTAGATTTTAGTACATATGCGGTCGAGATCTCGACCAATACGGATGCCACACAGACGGATGTTCCGATATTGCCAGAAACGACGGATGATCGCTTGTATATGTCACAGGAGTATCACGGCAAAACGCTTGATGATATATATAGTATGCTTGTTTCTGTCAGAAATGCAGTTTTGTTGTTGTGCTTTATAGTTTTTATCTTTGAAGCGCATAAGCTTTTAAAGAACGCCATGCGGCGGCATTTCAAAGCGTAGAAAAGTAGTGTGATTGTATGGAGTTTTTAGTTTTAGTGCTTCGGCTTGCTCTTGTATTAGTTTGTATTGGCTTTGCTATTAAGGGGTTTTTATGGCTTGTTTTTTGTATAAGACATAAGAGTTGAATTGAGAGAAAAGAAAGGTGGTCGGTCGTATGGATTTTCTCGGAGTTTTCGTTGATGGCAATATGCTTGAGACGTTTTGTAATATGTTCTTGGTTGTGTTCGCGTTAGATTTTATTAGTAATCTTGCACAAATTTTACGCATGAAATAAAGTTGATCCTAGAATTTGAATTGTGCAATTTTTACAAAGAAAAGGAGAGTATATGATTAAGTATTTATTTATTATAGGTTTTGTGTTCGCGTTCGTCCTATTGCCGCAGGTGCGTTATACGTGTTTCCATCTACCGCTTGTATTTTATAATGCAGTGATAGATACATACAAGTATTTCAAATACAAGAAGTACAACGAGTACCGCGGTTATGGTCGTATGCAGATTTATGTTGCTGATGAGAAGCAACCTTTCGGAAGTGGCAAGACTTTATCTATCGTCGATTATGTCCTTGCGGTCTATCGTCGGTATAATGGTTCCTTGGTGTGGTCTGAATCAGATCAGAAATTTGTTGAACAGAAAATAAAGATATTTTCCAATGTTGAACTAAGGGGTGTACCTTATGTGCCATTGGTAAGCTATGATCAGCTTATCAATGCCAGGACGGAAAATAATGATACTATGGTTCAACTGTTTGTGATTGATGAATTGGGCAGTCAGTTTAATAACCGGAATTGGAAAAGCAATTTGCCGACCGATCTACTTGAGGCAATTTTACAACAAAGAAAAAGTAAAATAGGTATATTGGGTAGTGTACAGGATTGGTCTTTATTTGATGCCACATTGCGTAAAGTGTCGGCGGAGTGTATCGTCTGCTCCAAAGGCTGGCGGTTCGTTATCAATCGTATTTTCTATGCCAAGGATATGGAAAAGGCGAACTATAACACCGATATGATCAAGTCTCATGGTGTGCGGTGTTTCTTCGCGACGGACAAGGTTTATAATTCGTATGATACGAATGAGCGCGTGGAGAAGATTGTTGACGCGGTGCAAGCTGGAGAGATGTTGACAAATGAAGAGATCTTGAATCATGCCAGCGGTGAGACGTCGGATATTTCAACTATTACAACTTTGAAACGGAAGTATAAGAAGAGAGTGAGAAAATAGATATGATTGGATGTGCAGCAGAAATTAGAAGTGATTGGATTCTTCACGCGTCGGATATGGAGTTAGTGCGCACATATTATAGTTATTGTGGCTCTGATGACTTAGAAACAGTTGCTATATGCGATGTTATGCGCGGTGAGATTGTGCGTCGTTTCATGCTCCAAACAATGAAAAAAGAGCATACAAGAAAGAAGTGTGATAATAATGTTTAATGTAATTTTAACAGTAATTTGTATTGTATCGCTGATAAGTGTATGCATGATCGCAGGCTCTTTGTATCATCTGATAGATGTTATTGAAGAAAAAATAGACGATATGAGCATGCTAGAGTGTAAGATCGCTAAGGACTTGCCGGATGCTCCGGATCATGTACATGTCGATTAGATGCAGTCAAGGGCGGTGCTGATCGGGGCGCTGTGCGCATCCGTTCGGTGCCGCTTGCTTGCCCTTGACTGTATCGCGTTTCGTCTTGTTGCGCACCCAGTATTGCCAATGAGGTATGTTCGCCGCAGGTGGGCATACCTCGTAATTACCACGCTACCGCCTGCCGCAGTGCTTGCACGCGGTCGGCGCGTAGCTTCTCGGCGTCTGCCGTTCGCGACATATTATATATATTATTATTACTTGTCGATAGAGACATAACTGGGTCACATTTAATATTTTTTTGGTTGGTAGGGTTATTTATGGCTTATAATTGCAAAGTTATATTTTATAATAATGAGATTCAGATCAATAAGTATAATTATGGCATTTCTGTATCTGAAAATCATTATAAGACAAGAAAAGAAATTGAGGAGAGTTCAAACGATGGTACGATTGATTTTGAAGATTTTGAACAATGTACTCGGATTGCTTCGACAGATTTTGCAGATCGTGACAAAGCTAATCAAGTTCGGTCGTTAAGACGATCTATGCAGTCTATCTACGAGATTGCGCGATCTAACAGCTTCGATTATTTCGCGACGTTTACTTTCGCAGAAAATCGGTATGACTATGATAGTTGTAAATCGAAGCTTTTGCAGTGGTTGAAAAACTTTCAGAAGCGGAAAGTAAGAATCGAGTGGTTGTGTGTTCCGGAACAGCATGCAGATGGTGCATGGCACTTTCACGCGATGATACAAGGCGATATGTCGGAACACCTTGTTGCAGGCGTACACGCTGGACGATATATTATCCCGTCGTATCGGTTTGGAATAAACGAAGTAGAGCCGATTCGCGACTCTAACCGCTGTGCATCATATATCACAAAGTACATAACAAAAGAGCTTGCTTTGTTTCTGAAAAATAAGCGTAGATATTTTTACTCAGCTGGATTGAAAAAACCTGTATCAAAGGAATTTTATCTTGCAGATGATGCGGATATATATGAGTTCATAGCTGGAAATTTCCCAGAGTATATGTTGACATATAATAAGCTTGTTGAAACGCACGGATATCGTGTTAACTATATCCAGCTTGCTAAACGTGATGTAGATCAAGCCAACGCATAGCGAAAAGAAAAACGCGAAAAAAAGTAGTTGACAAGGTAAAAGTGTAGTGGTAATATACATATCAAGAGCTAGTAAATAGTTCGCAAAACCCAGGTTTTACGAAATTATCTATTGATTTATTACCAGAGTAGTGGTATCCTAGAAATATAGAGAAATCAACGCTTTACAGGCATTGGGAGGTTTTTATCGTATGGCTGATATTACTTATCATGAACAGGAAGAACAACACAATCTGGATTTGATTCGGAATGTGTGCAATGATCTTCCGGACTACGTCAAGCGGTTCGTCCGTGGTGTCCAACAGACAACGTCGCCGCGAACCAGATTGGGCTATGTACGTGACATCAAAATATTTTTCGAATATATATGTGAGGTCTATACCGAACATCCTTGTGATACGCCAAAGGATGTCTCTCTTGACGTCCTGTCGTCCATAGATACATTTTTCATCGAGGACTATCTGGATTACCTCCAAAAATACGAAAAGAACGGCCGTATCTACACAAACGGTAAATCTGCACTCAAACGCAAGCTCTGTGCCCTGAGTGTCCTCTTTAATTACCTGTATAAGCACGATATGCTACAGGAAAATATATTTGATAAGGTGGATCGTCCCAAACTGCCGGAAAAGGCAATTACACGTATGGATGCGGACGAAACGGCGAATTTCCTCGATACGGTTGAATATGGCACCAATCTGACTGACCGCCAGCTCAAATTTCACGAGAAATCCAAGGTACGTGACTTAGCAATCATGACGCTCATGTTATCCACGGGCATCCGTATCTCCGAATGTGTCGGTCTGGATCTGAACGATGTGGATTTTAAGAATACATGCATCCGTGTAACCCGAAAAGGTGGAAAGGAAGCAATCGTCTATTTCAGCGACGAGGCGGTTGAACCTTTACAGGAATATATAGAGGAACGCAAGAAACTCACGCCTGCCAAAGGCTCAGAAAATGCACTCTTCCTCTCCTCCCACCACAGTCGAATCAATGTTCGAACGATACAGAACATGGTGAAGAAATATTCACAGATTGCGGTCCCTCTGAAGCATATTACGCCACACAAGCTTCGTAGCACCTATGGTACCGCATTATATCAGGAAACCTCCGATATTTATCTGGTTGCCGATGTCTTAGGCCATTCTGACGTAAATACAACCAGAAAGCACTACGCGGACATGGATGATTACCGCAAGCGCCGCGCCAGAAATACCGTACAGCTCCGGGAACATAATACAGTCCCAGACACCAAATCTAAAAAATAG